CTTTAAAAATTCTCCGGAGGGATATTTTAGAACTATATTTACATTTACAGTGTTTAAAAAACCCGCAGGGTTCATCGAATTTGTTAGGATGGTTTTTCTATTTTCTTCTCCTTTCACATTACTGGGTATTCGGTGGATTTTGCGGGCTTTTTAAACAGGGTAAAAGTACAACTAAAGTATATTTTAAACATAGGAGAAGAAAATCAAAGGAGGCAAGAAGTGCATGGCACGAGTTAAGAAGGTTGGTGAGAGTACATCGACCCGAAAGATTCGACCAGCGTTAACGCCTGAAGCAAGAGAGAATCAGCTCATATCTTTGGCTGTTGATCTCGCTGAGAGACAAATGCTTGAAGGAACAGCCTCTTCCCAAGTGATTACTCACTATTTAAAGCTTGGAACTGAGAAAGCCAGACTCGAAAAGGAGAAATTGCAAAGGGAGAACGAACTATTATTAGCAAAGACAGAGGCTATCAAGTCTGCTGAGAGAGTTGAAGAGCTATATTCCAAAGCGATTGAATCTATGCGTATCTACAGTGGACGAAAGGGTGATGAAGATGATTAGAACATATTCTGAGATGTGTCAATTCGACACTTTCAAGGATCGTTTCAACTATCTTTCGCTGAATGGAACAGTAGCTGAAGAAACTTTTGGGTTTGACAGATATTTAAACCAAAAATTCTATCGTTCAAAAGAATGGAGAAGGATTCGTAACCAGATAATTGTCAGAGACAACGGCTGTGATCTTGGTGTGGATGGGCACAACATATTTGAGCATGTAATCATTCATCACATGAACCCTATCGGGGTTAAAGACATAGTCGATGTTTCTGATTTTTTGCTTAATCCGGAATATTTAGTTTGCGTCTCTAGATTAACCCACAATGCCATCCATTATGGAGATGAAACTTTATTATATGAATTTAAGGAAAGGACTCCTGGAGATACCAGGTTATGGTGATTGTAAATGAATTACTATATCGAGCCATATAAACCTGATGAACTCTACCATTTTGGAATCAAAGGTATGAAATGGGGAGTTAGACGGTTTCAGAAATTACGATGGCAGCTATACAAAAGCCGGTTTAAAGAGATATTCGGAATCCGAAGAAGGTTACGATTTTATGGATCAAACCTATAAGATGGCTAAAGCCGGAGGGAGTAGCAAAGAAGCACTTAGATCTATTAAAGATTCTAGAAAAGCTTATAAAAAGCAGATGAAGGCCGACTATAAGCAGCTTAAACGGGATAAGCTTGCTGACGAAGGTAAGAAACAATATGCACAAGGTAAGCGCATAAATACAAATGCCGGAAACACACTAGCCGGAGTCGTTGGTGTAGGTGGGTTTGCAGCCTCAACAGTGCTAGGATTATCTAGTGATAATAAACTTAGATCTATGACACCATACGTAGCTGTAGGATCTACGGTAGCTTCAGCAGCTTTAGGCACTATAGGCAGTTTATCTGGAAGAAAGTTAAGAGCTTTCTATAGTCATAGTAGACCTAGCGATGCAAGCAGACTGGATACCAGGAAAGAATTGCAGAAAGCAATTGATACAAAAGGACTTAGAGTGCCAGTTTAAGGAGTAACTATGATTTTTTACAACAATACAGAACTTTATCATCACGGAATTAAAGGTCAGAAGTGGGGCGTTAGACGGTTCCAAAATAAGGATGGAAGTCTTACACCCGCTGGTGAGAAACATAGAAAAGGCGGAGATACAGAATCAACAAAAAATGCCAAATCTCCAAAAGCCGCATCAAAAGAAGGATACCAAGAGTATTCTAAGAACTATGATAAATTATACAGTCAAAGATATGATGAACTGCAAAAGATTGATGACGAGGAACAAGATTACATAGAAAAAAGAATGAAAAAAGAACTCGGAATGAATTGGGACGAGGCTGAAAGAAAAGCTGCCGAACAAAATGACTTATTAGATAGCGGTGAATTGAAATACGAGAATTCTTTATGGAAAAAAGTTAACACTATACTTGATGATGCATCTGACATACATGAACAAAAAAGAGAGTTAGTAGAAGATAAGTATAAAGAAAAATTTATTAAGGATGCTGAGGACTACGCTGACAGATTTTTAAGGGATAGTGGATTAAAATCTATTACATCTGATGATATCGCAAAATATTCAGGTTCGCAATATGATTCAGAGCATGAAGAATACTCTATACCTAGAACTGTGGATTTTTTGATGGACCATTTGATGGATTCACAAAAATTTAAGTACGATTGGAACGATAAGGGAAAGTTAACTTTTAAGAAAAAATAGAAAGGACACTTCAAAATGATCGACGATAGCATTCTTAATTCAGTCAAACGGGATCTCGCCGGTCTAATGCCGGAAGATGATTCCTTTGATGGAACTTTAATAAATGATATTAATTCCGTGTTTGTAATTCTTTTGGAAATGGGAGTCGGACCATCAGCCGGTTTTAGAATTACAGACAACACAACGGTTTGGACCGATTACATTGAAGAGGGGCCTGTTTTAAACCTTGTGAGATCTTATGTTCCAAAAAAGGTCAAAATGATGTTCGATGCTCCCGTTACCGGATCTATGAACGAAGCTCTAAAAGCTCAGATTTCAGAAGATGAATGGCGGCTTAGTGTGGCTGTAGATCCATCTAATACTTTTGAGGAGGACACATAATGAATAATTATATCACTCATCACGGAATTAAAGGTCAGAGATGGGGAATACGATGATTCGAAAATGAAGATGGAACCTTAACAGAATTAGGGAAGCGTCGATACAGGTATGGGGATGTCACGGTTTCTAGAAACCGAATAGACGATACCGACTCCTATGTCATATCTAAAGGCAATAAAGCCGTTGAAATTTCAAGAAAATCTCTTAGAGCGTTAGAGCAGGCCGGAGAAGAACAAGCTAAAAGGGATCTGAAAAAATTTTCAGGAATGACTGTAAAAGAACTTAGATCGCTGGCTGTTAGCGGTGAAGAACACAAAGCTATAGATAATTTCTTAAGAGATGCTATGGATACAGTAATGGGAATGGCTCTTGGCGACTTAGTAGATATTTCCGGTGATAAAAGTACATATAGGATCCATCATGACAAATAGGAGGCTATGTAATGGATTATGTAATCATTCATCACGGAATTAAAGGCCAGAAATGGGGAGTTAGACGGTTTAAAAACGAAGACGGGTCATTAACTCAAAAAGGAAAAGACCGATATACGAAAAAAAGGTCAAAGAAAGAAAAAGCTAAGGATGTCGCAATAAGCGTTGGTAGACTTGCGATAGGAACATTATTACTGTTTGCTCCGGAAATTATCGATTCATATAATCGAGGAAGAGCGTATGTTAAAGCCCAGAATCTTATGGTCGATGCTTATGCCGAAGCCAAGGGCGGCTTGAATGCAATAAATGCCGGATTTACACTTGGTGCAAAACAAGTCAGTAATGGTAAAAGAATAGTTGAATCGTTACTAAAAGGAGGATCACAATAATGTACTATAAAAGATCCGACGAGCTTTATCACTATGGTGTTCTCGGTATGAAATGGGGTATGAGAAGATTCCAGAGACCCGACGGTACTCTTACCACAGCTGGCGAAAAGCATAAAGCAAAGACCGGTGAGCATGGTTTCGTATACAAGAGTCACACGACTAAGAAATACGCCCGTAAGCTTGCTAAAGCTGAACAAAAGGGCAAAATAGAGAAAGCAGAGAAGTTTAAAAGTAGACTTAAGGCTTCGAAAGAGCTTGATAAGCGAGAACAGGATTATGCTAAGAGTGTTTCGGTTGGAGGTAACATCGCAGCAAGACTTCTTTCTCGACGCAAAATGAGTCGTTTGGGTGGAAAAGCTTATACAATGAATATGGCGATTAATGGGCCACATAAAACGATAGGAAACAAAGTTGGATCCTACATCCTTGCTCGAATCGGTGGTCGTCCTTTGGCTATGATAAGGAAGGCTAATTATCTTCGTCAGGAAGAGAGAGCTAAAAGATACAATTCTGAAACCTGATCGAAATTGAATTAAAGGAGGATTTCAAAATGGAGCTATACCATTCGGGAGTTCTCGGAATGAAGTGGGGTGTCCGAAGGTATGAGAATCCTGATGGAACCCTTACTGAGGCCGGGAAACGGCGATATGCAAGAGAACAGCGAGAGAATTCACATTCTAGAAAGAAAAAAACAAAAGAAGAGATGCAAAATCCAGATAGGTGGGTAAAAGAAGACCTTACTCGTAGTAAGCGTTTGGCCGATGAGTCTAATAATTTAACAAGAAATGCTCTTGATTTAGAAAGAAACCTTAATTTTAAGAAGAAACGCATGGATCTTTCAAAGATGACCGATAAGGAGATGCGAGATAAAATCAACAGAGAATTTCTTGAGCGTCAGTATGATGATTTATTTAATCAGCAGAAGATAAGCAGGGGTCGGGAGCATGTAAAAGAAGTTCTGTCTCTTATCGGATCGACTTTAGGCGTTGTATCGTCTTCTCTTGGTATTGCATTAGCAGTAAAAGAATTAAAAGGGTAGGTGATTAACGGTGTCATTATCTAATACAGCCGTACCGAAATATTACGGCGAATTTAGAGACGCCGTACTTCGAGGTGAAATACCAATCAATCGAGAGATCGAGATGGAAATGCATAGGATAGATGACCTGATTGCAAATCCAGGTGTGTGGTATGATGATGAAGCTATTGATGGTTTTATAGCTTATTGTGAGAATGAACTCACGCTAACAGATGGTTCAGATTTGAAACTGTTAGACACATTTAAACTTTGGGCAGAACAGATTTTTGGCTGGTACTACTTTGTAGAAAGAACTGTGTTCGTCCCAGATGATGACCATGGTGGACATTATGAGAACCGGTCTATTAAAAAGAGACTGGTCAACAAGCAGTATCTGATCGTGGCAAGAGGAGCGGCGAAATCCATGTACGCTTCATGTTTGCAGAACTTCTTTCTTAACGTGGATACCTCAACAACTCATCAAATCACAACAGCTCCAACAATGAAACAGGCAGAAGAAGTCCTGTCCCCAATAAGAACCTCAATAGCGCGTTCTAGAGGCCCGCTGTACAAATTCCTAACGGAAGGTTCAATTAGAAATACGTCTGGTTCATCAGCTACAAAACAAAAACTGGCGGCTACTAAGAAAGGGATAGAGAATTTTCTAACCGGATCACTACTGGAGATAAGGCCTATGGCTATCAATAAGCTACAAGGACTCCAGGTTAAAGTTGCAACCATTGATGAATGGTTGTCTGGAGACATTCGAGAAGATGTGATAGGCGCTGTTGAGCAGGGTGCGTCCAAAGTTGATGATTACATCATCGTTGCGATTAGCTCTGAAGGAACTGTACGGAACGGCGCAGGCGATACAATCAAAATGGAGTTGTCAGACATACTAAAAGGAGATTACATAAATCCTCACGTTTCCATATGGTGGTACAAACTTGACTCCATTGATGAAGTTGCAAAGCCGGAGCTCTGGCGAAAAGCCAATCCAAATATTGGAAAGCCCGGAATGACTTCCTATGAGACTTATCAGTTGGAAGTTGAGAGAGCAGAGAAAGCCCCAGCTGCTAGAAACGATATTTTAGCTAAACGTTTTGGAATCCCGATGGAAGGATACACATATTACTTCACTTATGAAGACACCCTTCCACATAGACATCGGGATTATTGGGACATGCCGTGTGCTCTTGGTGCAGACTTATCACAGGGGGATGACTTTTGCGCGTTTACATTTTTGTTCCCATTATCAAACGATTCATTTGGCGTTAAAACAAGAAACTATATTTCTTCAAGAACCTTAGACAAACTCCCACCAGCAGTTCGGATCAAATACGATCAGTTTATGCAGGAAGGGAGTCTTATTGTTTTAGAAGGAACCGTTCTGGACATGCTCCAGGTTTATGATGATTTAGACAATCATATTTCTAGTGTAGGATACGATGTTCGGTGTTTTGGGTATGATCCTTATAACGCTAAAGACTTTGTAGAAAGATGGGTTAACGAAAACGGACCATTTGGTGTAGAAAAAGTAATACAGGGAGCTAAAACAGAATCTGTCCCTCTTGGCGAACTTAAGGTATTAGCAGAGGATAGAAAGCTTCTATTTGATGAAGAACTTATGACATTTGCAATGGGTAATTGTATTACTTTGGAAGACACAAATGGCAATCGAAAGCTTCTTAAGAAACGTCATTCCGAAAAGATCGATGCTGTTGCAGCTATGATGGACGCATATATTGCCTATAAACTTAATAGGGAGGCTTTTGAATGATATACATTAATTCAAGCGATGCACTGTATCATCATGGCATCCTTAAACAAAAGTGGGGAGTTCGTAACGGCCCTCCTTATCCATTAAAAGGAGGATCATATTCTCCGGCGGAAAAGAAAGCCGTATATGAACAAAGAGAAAAGAAAAAGAACTCCATATACAATAAAAAACATTTCGATGAGGTTCTTAAGAAGGG